AAAGGAAACTACAAAACACGATAGCAGCCACATTATCCGCTTGTCCCGAAAATGCTTACGATATTCCGCAAAACAGCGATTATGCAGGATGTTGTCGAAAAAGCTTGAGAAGTCAAAGAGAACCGCCCATCCTTCGTTGCTAAAATGATTAGCTCTGTAGAATCTGTGCAAATGAGTTTCCAGTCTGTCCAAAGATTGGTCTATCCCCTTCCCTGGCAGGCAGGCTCCATTGTCATAAATAAGGCCACGGCTCAGCATAGGCACCAACGCATTATCACATAGCGACCGTTGTACTACTCTCTCGGAATAATGTACACTCTTTATGTGCCTTAGCTTTCCGCGCTCCATAGTATCAAATTCCACAAAGCCCTTGGAAATATCTTTGCCTCGCAATAGGTCTTTTCTGGTCTTTTCGATATTTTTCAGCAAATTCAGTTGGTAACGTTGTACACTGGTCTTCCATGTCACACCGCTTTTAGACTTGTGATTTGCTTTGAACAAAGCACGATAGCTTATGAGACTTAGAAAATCATCATACTGGCCATATTGGGCCTTTTTCTTTGCTTCTCTTTTACTTTTCCGGCGGTAATACCGTTTCTGTTTTCGTCTTTCTGTTCCCGTCATTTTTATCCCTTAATACCATGTACGGCGAACCATGTTGCCTAAGGCTCCCTCAGGGCATGGGCATGTCTTTCCTAGCCGCTTAGTGACTGCGGGCCTGTAACCAAAGCAAGGCAAGCAAAATCTTCAGTCAGGCACGTTAGCGTTCGCCCGTTCACATCACGGTGTATTGTTTCCCGTTTTGCCCGTGAAACAATATTATTTATCCTCGGAATATTCCTCGGAACGGTCAATGCGCTCCTTCCAAAAATGGCATAGCTTTCAGCCTTTACAGGCTTACTAGGACGAGCCCAAGGTTTCCCTTGTTTTGGAATCAGAGCGGGACGCAAATCCCAGTGTTGCTGGCATTGTTGTTGTTGGCGTTGCCGTTGTTGTCGACGTTGCAGAAATTCGTGGCATTCGTCCGGTTAGCCGACACCTCCCACCAGTTGCAGCGAGAACCACCAACCAGCATATTCAGCGCATTGCCTAAGGTTCTTCTTTGATCTTTTCACCAGGCAGGTCTTTGACCTTTTCACTAGGCAGGTCTTTGACCTTTTCACCAGGCAGGTCTTTGACCTTTTCACCAGGCAGGTCTTTGACCTTTTCACCAGGCAGATCTTTGGTATTTTCACCAGACAGGTCTTTGATAAATTCAAAATCCGTATTGCGCCATCCGCGCAGCAGTTCTCCTTCTTTTAGGAGCAGTTTTGTGACCGTTTCAAATTTATCTGGATCAGCTGGCACTGTATCCAATATATATTGGAGCTGTTGGAAAATCTGCTCTATTGTAATAATTGCTTCTGTCTGGTATTCCCTTCGCTTCAAAGCTTCTTTCAGCGCTAATTCTATTTTTGTAGCATTTACGGGTTCCTTTGGTTTCTGTAGGTAAATAGTATTGGCCGCTATGATGTTATTTATCAGCTTTACCAAAAGACTTGTCATCGGAAATGTCAAGACAGGCCGATAGCGTTTTGGAACTACTTTCTCGTTCATCACGAGCCGTGTTACTTCAGCTCGTATTGTCCGGGCTTTATTGTAGGTTTCCAGTTTGCTTTCGCTACGGTAGCGTTTTATTACACTCATAGAGTTTCATTTCCTCCTAAGCCCCCTGCCTTTCGGCAGGGGAGATTTCTCGATTAACCGATTCGGAAGCAGAGTGGGACGCAAATCCCAGTGTCGCTGGCATGGTGGTGGTTGGCGAGGCCGTGGTAGTCGACGTTGCAGAAATACGTGGCATTCGTCCGGTCAGCCGACACCTCCCACCAGTGGCAGCGAGAACCACCATTGCCGTTGCCTTTGATTACGCCCTTGTATCTGAAGATAGGATACTGTAAATTGCAGCCACCGCCGCCGGTTCCGTATCCCGGTTCAGACCAGGTGTGATGGCCAAATACTTCAACTTCCGTGGGCAGCCACAGCTTGCCCATGTCTCCCCACGACCAGCCGGTATCTGCAGCTACAGCACCGCCGGCAGAATAGCGTTCTTCCATGAGTGCTCTTTTCGTAATGATGGCACTCTTCAAGTCACTGGGGAGCTTGGCGTAAATGCCATTCGTTTCATCGTTGAGCGTTGTGTACATTTCGGATGCCAGCCACGGACGCTTTTCATTCGCCGTGCCGTTATTATTATTGGTCGGATTCATCCGGCGTCCGCCTGACAGACAATCGCGGGAGATAAAATCAATGTGATTGCCTACTGCTGTATCGCAATGATTCTTGTAGGTATTAATGCCAGCCACCTCACAGACAACCACTTCGCCGCCTGTAAGCGTAATCGTTTTGTAATCGCCTACATGGATACCAGTATAATTTCCTGCCTGTACTTTGGCTTTCAGCTGTGCCCAACTATCAGACAATTCCTTGCCTGCTGCCATATCGCCGCGCTGGAAGTAATCGCCGAAAAATTCAGCGGCAGCCCCACCGGTAACACGGCCAGTGCCCTGGGCAGAATCTACAAGAAAGCTGTCCGTGGCTGCGAATCCCGCAATATTGGGCAGTTCATTTGTCTTAATCATTTTGGATCTCCTTTCTTTCACACTGCCTTATAAGCAGCAATGGTGACACTATCCTGACAGGCAAGTTCTTCGCCTGCCTTACTATGTAACGGCAAAGTGATGGAACCGGTCATGATAGCGGTCATTATCTCATCTTTCATACTGGCTATGGCTGTGTCCACATACGTCTTACTTGCGTTCTCTGTACGCCTGACGATAGACAGCCCTTCCCCGTTCTGGGTGGCAAGCAACTGGCCAGTATTGGTTGCAAACGGCAGGCTGATACTCCCACCAGCAATATCTCCGGCCATTTCGTATAAGTCGTAGAGGCTTACGCTGCCTCCGGTAACTGTGCCGTATTGCATGGTTTACCTCCCTCCTTATAACAGTCTCAATGCATAGATTTCCACGCCACTTCTCGTGGCAATGCCCACCTTGGCTTGATTTCCCAAGGGTGTATTTACATCCCCAGCGATAACAGCATTCGTTAGGCTTTCAATTGCATCATCTAAATCGTTTATGGAATCTTCCACTTCGGAGGCTAGGTCCTGCAAAGCTTCAGATACCGCGACAACCGCATCACCCGCATCTTCAGCCGCATGACGGATGTCTTTTACGTGGCCACAAAGCGCCGGTGTCCCGACATCCTGCAGGAATTTATGTGCCATTTCCTCCCCTCCTTCTAGGTTGCCGTCCCTGTGATAATAATCTCGTTCGTGAGGTTTTCCAGGTCTGTTCTTAATTCTGCCAGCAAGCCTTTGATTTCGGTATCCAGCAGTTTTTCAGTATCATCAAGGGCATCGGCAGCGGCCTTGGCGTCGACCGCTGCACTTCTCACCCTTTTCAAATGCTCCGTCAGAACAGTCAGGCCCTCACTCGCTAAGACTTTGTGTCTGCTCATGGAGCCTCACACCTCTCATTCGCCGGCAGGTGCATCATCTGCAAGCAGTGCTGCAATTTCCTCTGCCGTGTAGTCGCTGATGTCAGAATCCACCAGCAGGTCATCTGTGGCAATGCCTGTATCCACCGGATCACCGTTGGCATCAAACTTGGCGATGTTGTTGGTTACAGCATCGGTATCGCGCAGAGCGAAATCGCCAGGTGCCTTGCCGGAATCGGTCAGATTGCCATTGGCATCCAAACCGGCCAAATGACCGTTGGTAGCACCACTGACTTTTTCAGCGAAGCCAGAGAAGTCGAAGGTGCCGGTGTAGGAATCATATTTGTACACGGGAGATTCATCCGTGCCCGTGTTGATGATGGCTACATTCGTGCCGGCCGGATAGCTCTTGCCCGCACCTTCCACGAAGTCGGAGGTCGTGGTGAAGGCATCCGTCACGTTGTACATATGGTTCAGCACGCTTGCGCTGAGGGCCGGCAGATTGGCAAACGTCACGCTGCCGGAGGGTTTCAGGGCACCTACAAGAGCAGCACTGATGGCACTTTCCACCTGCTCGCCAGTCTGGAAATTGCTGTCATTGGTCAGGTCGCTGACCTTGGTGGGCAGATGGGACTTTTTGGCAAAAGTGCCCTTCAACTGCGCGGTCAAGTTGTCAATGGTAGTTTTCGTAACAAGATTCTTAGCTGGCATTTTTTGTTCCTCCATTCTAAAAACAGACATCATTCTTCCAGATCATCGTCTTCAAGGATTTTGCGTACACTTTCCTGCACTTCTTCCTCGTTGGCCATGTCTGCATCATCCAAAACAGTTTCGGTATCGATGGACAGTGTCCCATCAGCCCTGACATTCAAGCCATTGCCGATTTTTACCGCCCCTAAGGTCGATTCCGTGGCAATTGGTAAAATATCTCCACCACCGCCGCCACCTCCTTTCGTGACAAAGACCATCAGCAGGGCATTGATTGGCCCTTGTGGCTTTGCTTTAGCGTACAGATTTACACTTCCATCTTCTACTCCTGCCGCAGCAGACAGGCCGCAAAGGCTTGCTTCTTCCTGGCTTTCCGGCATGATGATTATTTGTACAGGAGTGTTTTCCCTGACGTTTTCATTGATTATATTCAAGCTATAGCGATAAACACCGTCCGATGCCTGCCACCCGGCCACAGGAATCACAATATTGTCTCGCAATGTGCCAATCCCTGTAACTGCATCGTGGAGCCAATCAATGGTATGTTCTTGATCATCATAAGCCGTTGTCGCCACTTTTTTGGCTTTCATGGTCACGCTTCCATCTTCTATGGTGTCCCCAGCATTCAAGCCGGAATAGTCCACGATGGTTGCCGCCGTTGTGCCTGCATTCTGGGTTTCAATCACCAGCCCATTTTTTAATGTCGGCGCGTTCAGCATTTCGCCAACGCCATAGCTTGTTTGTCTTGTACAAGTATGTGTTACTCTATGGAGCAAATCCACATCCACAAGACCAGTAACATCAATCTGAGCCATCACTGTGGTCGCATTAGCCACTTTGACTCGCATAACATATGTGATTGACGTGCCAATTTCAGCCCCGGCCGGTATCCAGTCCGGCTGGTCATCTAAAGCAATCAGATAGAGGATTTCTCCTTCGTCCGGGTCCTGCGCAAACACGCCCCATTCACGGCACCAAAAGCCATGCGCCACATTATTCACCAGCAGATTGCCAGTGATGATACAATCCTCACCGGTGACCTCAGCTGAGCAAATCCCTATGGAAACCTCCGGAGAGGTCAGATCAATCAAGGTATCTACATCAGCAGATGTTTCATGACCACTGCCCAATTTCATTCTCGTAAGATTAAGCGGCACCCCCGCTTCTACCTTAGCTTGCAGTCTGCGCCCTGCTGCCGTCAGCGCATAGCCTGTAGCATTCCAATTCGCCATTTTCTATCACTCCTTCTGTCCAAGCACGATTGTCTTATGATAACTGCTATGTCCGGCTGTATAGGCCGTAGTTTCTGCCGCAGCCTCAGTTATCTTACGTGGACTGCCCACATGTCTTTTATGCAGGTTCTCAGTCATTCCCACATAAGCCACAACCTCCACATCGGTGCCCACAGGTTTCCGTGGGCCTGCAATATGTTTCTTATGGATTCCCTTGTAATCGGCCATATAAGCATGTATATCAATATCCGCATCTACAGGCTTTCTTGGGCTCACGATATGGCTCTTATGGTAGGACGGAAGCACAGCATAATACGTGGGAGCATCCACTTTCCGCAGAAACCATATTTCATCCAGCCAGCTGCGCACATTCTTTGTCAGCCGTATAGCTCTCAGCACCATGCGGATAACATCTTCATCTACATGACTGGCCGTAATATTGATTACCCGGAAATGAAATGGCTGTCCATCATACTCAAACCATTCTTCCACTTTACAGCCGCCCCAGACGGTATCTACCATCTCTGCTACAATACCTTTGGTTCCCTTGCGCATATGCCAGCGGGTAGAATTCTTTACCAGTGCCCGCCTGATGTCCAGCGGCAGGGAATCATCGTAGAAGTCCACATGCAGACTGCGAGCCAGTGCGTCTACAATATCGCTGGGCAAATCTTCAATGCGGGGATAAAGCAGTGTCAGCTCACTTAATGTGTTTATTTTTCGCAAAGCTTCATCCACGGTCTGCGCCACTTCATTGAGGTTCTTGCGATTGATGGATGTGGGAAGTCTGGCGGCAATTCTATCATTGTCAATGTTCATTCGTCCTCACTCCCCGCCATTGTTACGCTGATTGAATTCGGCTTTGCAATCTGTACCTCTCTGAGCACGGTATGTACAGGTGTAGTGATGACCACTCTCTTCACGCCAGGAATCGCATAAATAAGGCTTTGTAGCTTATCCGGTGTAATATCCCGCCCCAAAGCTCCGTACTGCCACGCTACATACGCATTAACTGCCTCTGTGACTTTGGACTGTACTGTCATAGCACTGGCATCGGACAAGATGTAATACTTGGCATCAATGTCATAGCTCACTACTTCCGGAGCTACCACTTCAACAAAATCAGTCAGCGGTCGTTCTGTTTCAGCATTTAGTGCCTCAAGAACATCTGCCAATATTTCCTCCCCTGGGATGCCACCATCCTGTAACATGACCACGTTGCGAACAACGCCGGGGCTAGGAGAATATGGATAGACATCTGCGATGGCGCTGTTGACAGCCATTGCCTTTGCTCTATACGCCCCAGCGGGGCCAGCCACGCTCAAAGATTCTGGCGCTTCCCAGACACGTTCCCGAAGAGCATCATCTTTTTCGACTTCGGCGCCACCTTCTGATTTTGTTATGTTGACCATACTGGCCACATAAGGCACGGGGTCAACTATGGTCTTTATCTCACCAATGATGTAGTTATTTCCCACTGTACCGATTTCTGTGCAGGTAGCTGAGACTATCCCCTCCAGTTCTCCTGCAGCTATAACCAAATCTTTATCCGTAGCAAAATAGATATTATTGCCAGGGCTGACTCTCGTCCCAGCGGGGATAACCGTTTCTCGTTCACGCTCCGCTGACAGAGTTGCCTTGATTGTGACTGTTGCCGGGCTGGCTCCAATGCGTGTTATCCAGACATTGGCTGCCAATCCGTCCAAACATGTCCCTGCAGAATGCTTGATAAGATTCTGCCGGCCAGTATCGTTTATCTTATTTAGCAAGCGGATAATCAAATCTACGATGAACAGGATAAACAGCCGGATGGGGTCGCCTTTTTTCACGTTTCGCCCTGTTATCTTGGTATAGACCGCAAACACCTCAGCTTCAATCCGTTCGGCATCAAGATCTACAAAATTCACGTCAGGTATATCACTAAGTTTCATTGACGCTCACCTCCAGTGTTGGAATCAGCCGCCCCGTTTCCTCCCCTTTGAAGGTGATGGATTCGATAACAGCCTGCGGCTCATAGCGCCGTATAGCACGGAATATCTCATTAGTCAGTCGCGCCTTTGCCACATTGATAGGCAAATCCACGACTGAGCCATCTATGCCAAATTCCCTATCCAACGGGATGGAATATTTGATGGTGGTTATGATGGTTCTCACGTTCTGCAAGACTTCCTCCACCACGGATTTGGGGGCAAAGTCAATTTCAAAGGCATCATCGCCATTCACTACATACGACATGATTAGTTACCTCCCATCACCGTGCTCTCTGCACCATTATTGTCTCCATAGGATGTTGTGATGGCATTTTCTTCTGTAAGATTGCCTTCCTCATATTCAGTGAGAGTTACTTGGGCAATGCACTGTTGCAACTTCCCATCCGGTGTCCAGTAGCAATCCCCTTCCTTGAGGGAATCCAGCCGCCAGCTGTTCTGCGTGACTGGTCTGCCACCAATCACCAGTGGAAACACCGCCCCGATGTCCCGCATCTTACGCAATTTTTTTAGTTGATCTGCAGGACTGATACCATGATCAGCGTCAAGGATGATGGAAAAAGAGAGTTTTTCCAATCCCGGGCCGCCGAACTGGCTTACAGGTTTTCGCAACAGCAAAGCATGTTCCGCCCATCGCCCTGAACTTTCCCGCTCAAACTTTGTGGGTGTGAGCATATGATTTGCCGATACTGAAAAAACAATGTCGCCCATATAGCCGATATACACAGCCGCCCGCCTCCTTTCTCATCTCATCCTCCAATAAATACGTTTGGGCTGCCTTCTGCCACACTGCCACCGCAGCTTACTGGATCACCTATCCGCCCGGCAGGAATCCCATTGATAAATACCGTGCTGCTGCCGCTGGCAATGACACCGCTATGTGGTGGATGCACCGGGCAGCCATGCGGGGGGTAATCATCGCCTACACGCCCCGCCCCTCTGTCATTGATAAACACATTGTGGCTATGGCCAGAAAGGCCTCTTGGCGGGCAGGCATCATGGCCCGTATCCTGGTCCCCCTGTCTCGTTGCTGCTGGCATAATCTCACCACCTTTATGTGTCCGAATCGGACACGCTAATTGATGTTAATCTTCGGTGCTGTAATGGTCAGTGACTGGGATGCGTGTATTTCCATTGCTCCACTTTTATTGACGATGTAACTCCCGTCTTTGTAACGGATGCTTCTGATGTGCGGATCCGACTCTGCCGGCGTATCTGCATCACTGTAATGCGCCCCGATAACGAAGCCTTCCCCCGGCCCGCTCCCACTGGTATTCGGCAAGAGAATACATAGGACGGCGTCACCAATAGCAGGCATCCAGTAGTCTTTGGTTTCTTTTGTCCCCCGGCTCATAACATACAATTCTGCAGATGTCCGGTCATCCTGGTCTGGCCTTGTGACTACCACCGTTCCATCCCGTGAACCATAAGACGATACAATCCCGATGAAAATATATTGGGATAACTCCCGCAATAATGAATCAGTACCCATCCAGGCACCTCCTAATGTCAATCTTGGTCGTATAGCTTTCGCCATGGATATCATGGGTGACCTTAGTGGCCAGATACCTGCCATCGAAGCGGCCAAAATTCTGCATGGCGATAACTTGCCCAGCAGCAAAGTTATGATTGCCGATGGTGGAAAAAGAGCCTGTCACGGCTTCTTTGTTCGCCTCTCGCAGCTTCTTCTTGGCCAGCCGTTCTGCTTCGGCCTTGTCCTCCACCTGCTCGCGAACCATGAGCACACGGCCTTCCTTCTTGCCTGGAACTGTGAACTCACCCTCGATGGTTTCTTTCTTTTTGCCTTTCTGGTATTTGACCTGGCATTTATAGTACGTGTCCCTTGTCTTTGCCCGAAAGCTGTAATCCAGCAACCAACGCAAGGGCATGGTCTTTTCATCCAGCTCAGCTTTGACTCCAGGTTTATACACCGTGATGACCGGATCAGCTTGTTCGAATTTGGCATCATCAAAGATGACAATCTGTTCAGCCATGATTTTAAGACTCATGCCGTGGTCTTTACAGATTTTCAGCAGAAATTCCAGATCGGACTGGTCGGCCTGTTCAACATGGTCCAAATTGGGATTCTCCGCGCAATCCCACATGAGCTTCAGCCCATTCGCCTCACAGATGTCTGCCGCCGCCTTCCAAACAGAAATCTTTTCCCAAGTCTTGTTCTTGCGAGTGCCCCGCAGGCTGGAATTGCCGATAACAGAAACGCCTTTGATCTTGACCGTGGACGGAAACCCCACGGCTTCAATCTCATCAATCTCAAACTTGCCCGCCTTGAATACCGTCTCACCATCCTGTAAGGTGATGCGGTTATAGGTATGCAAGGTGATATCCAGCATATTCCCCTCACCCTCCGGAAACCAATCGGCCAGCCAAAGCTGCGCCCGGTCTTCCAGTTCCAGACTAATGTCATCTGCAGTATCGGAAAGGTTATCATTGTAGGTCATGGAAATAAAATATTTGCTGATATCCTCGGAAATATCCTTTTCTTCGGTGCTGCCAGCAGGGATATACTTCACTTCCACCCATGCCCGGCGAGACAGTTCTGAGCCCTCTGGCAGCTCTGCTAACCATCCATCCAGTGGATTCTGATACTCTGCCATAGGTTATCGCCTCCATGGGGGTAAAATGCTGGAAGTCTCCGGATCAGCCTCTGGGCAGATGATGGATACACCGGCCGGGAAGATAGCAATGTCCTTCAAATCTTCATTGGCTTCCAATAGTTTGGAGATATAGGCTTCCTTGCCATAAACTTTGTAGGCAATCATATCCCACATATCTCCTTGAATGGTGGTATAAGTTTTAAGTGGCAAGGGAAGTCCTCCTTTCATTGTGCTTGAAATCTGCAACCATGCTGCCAAATTCGCGCCGCAAGTCCCGCATCAGCTCAGCTTTCAGTTTGGAAAGCTCACTGCTCATTTGCGCTACCGTATTGCTATCCGCATTACCATTGATGGTAATCTGCGGATTGAAGTTAATCTCAAAACTGCCGCCCGCACTTGGCGGTTCCAAAGCCACCGGGGCTGCAGCCATCTGTGCTTCAGTTGGAGGTGCCATCACATCAGCAATGGTGCTGATTTCCGGTGGCAAAGCCTCTACCATGTTCATGATGGGAGGCAAGGATTCCACAACATTCGTGATAGGCGGCAGAGAAATATTCCGAGCTTTCTCGCTGGCTTTGAAGGCACCATTTTGACCTTTCGGTAAAAGCCCCAGCATTTCACCAGCCTTGCTCCAAAGACCTGCCGCCCGTTTTGAGCCGTCCAAGGGAATAGCTGCCTCTGCACTGTCCTCGGCAAAAGTGGTGAGGAATGCGCCCTTTCGATAAATGCCACCCTCAGCATTTGCAGCAACGCCTGCATTCCCACCGCCAAAAGACATAACCGTTTTTATGCTGCTGACTACACCATTGACCGTATTGCCTATCCCGTTAAGAATGCTCTGGGCAAAGTTGGCTATCCCGGAGAAAATACTGGTGAAAATCTGTGCCACGCCTTCCCATGCTTGCGACCAGTTCCCCGTAAAGACCCCCGTGATAAAATCAATGATGCCCTGAAGCACACCTAAGAAAGTGGCTATTGCATTGGCAGCGATGGATATTGCCGTGGTGATAACGGTAGTAAGGATATTGGCCATGATAAGGATGGCAGTCACAACCACTCCACCGATGAAGGCAGCCAGCGTCCCCAATATGCCCATGAGGAAATTTATCGCACCACTGTTCTCCTGCATAACCTGAGAAAGCATCTGCCAGGCTGCCATAAGCCGTTCACCCACAGCTGCTCCCAATGCCTGAAGCGATGCAACCAGCTGCATGACGGCAGGTTGGATAATCGTCCACGCATTCGAAAAAGCTCCGCAGATCTGATCCCAAAGTTGCATGAAGTACGGGCCTACAACATCCCAATTCTGGTACAACACATAGGCCGCTGCCGCCAAGGCCATAATGGCAATTCCCAGTGGGGAAAATACCGCGCCCATTGCTGCCCTGCCTACGTTGGCAATAGCAGTGCCCATCCCCTTCAAGGCTGTTTTGGCCGTTTCAATAGCACCGCTTATGGTGAAATTCCTCATCATGTCGAGGTAGGCCGCCCCCGTTTTCTTAGCGGAATCTATGATGCTGTTCATGTTTCTCAGCACAGCATCCTTCATCTGTCCTATCTTATTGGGCACCCCCTGTGCCGCTTCATTCAGTTTGGAAAGTGAAAGTATCGCTTCTGCGATACCCTCGGCAACTTTTTTACCGATGCTGCCCCACGAAAGGCCCTGCAACCGATAAAACTGCGTGGCGATTGCAGCCACAGCAAGAAGCATTTCTCCCGAACCATTGCTCATAGCCGTAGTGAGTGTTTCCCACGCAGCCATGACGCCTTTTACTGCGGCTATGACGATAGGCACCAGCACAGAAATCAGATTGAGATTTGCTCCTGTGGAGACAGCACTCTGCCAAATGGTCATCATATCATCAATGCCATTCGTGAAGATGGTATTGATGACCGCCCAGACCACCTTAAATGGCTGAGTGATGCCATTCCACACCGCTGCCACCGCAGAAACGACTGCAATAATGCCATTAACCACTTTCCGATAGAAAGAATTTATCCTGACTGTTTCATCGATGCTCTTCCATACAGAAGCCATGTCCGAAAGGCCATACTGGAATATTGCTGTGATGGTCGCCCATACCACTTTGAAGAAATTGGCAATGGGGGCGAAAACTCTCATCGCGGCTGCGCTTACGCTTTCCCAGGCCGCAATGACCATCTTGCGGAAATTCTCATTGGTCTTATAAAGATAAACCAATGCAGATACCAAAGCCGCGATGCCAATGACAGCGAGGGCAAAGGGATTTCCTGCCATTACGGCCTTCAAGGCTGCTTGCGCTGCCGTCAGCACCTTTGTCTTGGCGGCAAGGAATATGCTTGAATTCGCCACTAAATCATAGGTCTTGGCAAGCAGCGTCCAGCCGGAAATCGCCACATTGATTGTAAGGGCAGCCATAACCACTCCCGCAATCGCCGCCGCCACGATTCCAAGCATCTGAATGAGCCTTGGATGCGCAGCGGCTGCCTGAGAAATCGTGCCTGCCCATTTGGCCACGCAATCGGCAGCATCTGCTACCATGGGAAGGAATACGCTTCCCACACTGATAGCAGCAGATTCGGCAGCAGATTTGAACCGCGTCATTGCCCCCTGCGCTGTCTGCCCCATGATTTCTGCCATCTTATGCGCTTCGCCATCAGATTTTTCCAAAGCAGCTACAAACTTATTGAACTCTTCTGGTGATGATTGCAAGACGGCGAGCCATCCGCTGACAGCTGTCGTGCCAAAGATGGCTCCTAATGCTGCCATCTTCTGCTCCTGTCCCATGTCAGCAGTCTTCTCTTTCAATGCAGTGAGTATTTTCCCCATCTTGCCTGGGCCTTCACCGAAGTTTTCCATTTCGATGCCCATGCTCTTCAGAGCTTCGGAGGCTTCACGTTGCTCTGTATAGAGCGTATCTAAATCCACTCCCATAGCCGCAAGTTCTTTGGACGCCTTCTTGGGTGGTCCTGCCAGACGAAGGAAGCCCGCCCTTAGCGAGGTACCTGCCTGGCTTGCCTTGATGCCACTGTTTGCCATGAGTCCTGCAAGAGCGGCAGTTTCTTCCAGTGATGCACCAAAAAGATGCGCTACAGGTGCAGCATACTTCATCGTTTCACCTAGCATTTCGACGTTTGTGTTCGTGCTGGTGATGGTATGTGCAAAGACATCCGCCATGTGTCCGGCCTGATCTGCGCTCATGCCAAAGGCCGTCAGGTCATCGGAAATGATATCTGCCGTCCGCGCAAGGTCAGTCCCACTTGCTGCTGCCAAATCCAGGAGCCCCGGCATACCGCCAATGATCTGCTCTGTTTTCCATCCTGCCATACCCAAGTAACTCATAGCTTCAGCAGCCTGAGAAGCGGAAAACTGCGTTTTCTCGCCCAGCTCTCTGGCCGTGGCGGTCAGCCTCTGCATATTGGTGTTTGCCTCTTCCACTTTACCTTCGTGAATCAAGCCTGTCTGTGTGATGGCCTTGACCTTAGCCATGGCCTGCTCGAAACTGGCGGCAGTCTGAATGGCCCCCACCAGCGGCGATGCTGCCGTTTGAATTACTGACATACCTTGTTGCAGATTGCCTGTAGCATTATAAAAACCTGCCTGTGCATCAGTATGGGCTCTTCGCCGCTGGCTTTGCTGTGCCTGTTGCGCATTATATTGTTCCTGCACCCGCGCCGCCTGTGCCAGCGAATGTTCCGTGCGCCGAAGTTGTTGCTGCAAATGGCCTTGACTGTTGGCAAAGTCATGTGTTTGGAATCCTGCCTGTTGAAGTGCCGCTCGCAACCCCATGACTTGCGACCGATTGGCTGCATAGGCCGCATCTGCCGACTTCACACTGGCGGAAGCTTGCTTGAAAT